TTATGAGCCATAATTCTTACAAGACCAGCATCTGATTCGTACACCTCAACTGGGCGGACAAGTTTCTTGTCGCTCGCGTCAATGTACTTGGTAGAACCAGCAGTAAAGCTGGAGATTCTCCTCTTCAGAGGCATGGTTGTAAGGATAAGGTCGCAGACGCTATCGCTTCCAACATCAGTCCAGACATCTTGAATACCATCAAGAAGCATGTCCTCTGTTAACGAAGTACCGGAATTTCTGTTGGTATAGTGGCTAGTAACAACTGCCGCGATACCAATCATAGTTCTAGCAACGCCTGAAGACCCAGAAGCAGCCGTAGAACGCAAAAGTGCGTATTCAAGGTTGTTCTTCCAAGTGCGTAGTGCCTTGCCTTTTTGGTACTGGTAAGGATCGGACATACCTGCAACAGCAACTGCTCTTTCAGTACCAGACACTTTGAATGACTGGCTGATGATGTGAGTGAAGTTACCTCTTCTGGAAGGCTGGGTTAAATCGCTGTAAGTCGTGGTCTTGCCCTCGTAAGAAGACGCAACACTCGACGGACGGCTGATATAATCCTCCGACCACTCATGGTAAGTACCCTTTGCAGTTGTCGTGCCAAGCATGGTGGATAGCGGGTTGTCATCGGGCGAAACATCGCTGATAACATCCAACAAATCCTCTCTCCTGACAGCATCGTCATATGTATGTAGACCGAATGCCATTTTCTATTCACCTCCTCCAACAATTCTATAAACCGCTACGAGAAAGCCTTTCGGCTAGGGCGTTGGAGTCTCCCCGTCTCGTTTTAAGTTGTAGGTCAGATAACTCTGATGCCGATCTTGCGGATTTCCCGCGATCGCTCCTACCTTCAGCCTCAACGGTAGCCTCTCTACTTTCCTTAGCTTCTTTGGCTTTTTTAGCACCCTCCACCTCCGCTTTCTTAGACTCGGCAGCGACTCTTGAATAGAGTTCTTGTTTAACCGATTTCGTTATTGCGTAAGGATCAGGCATCGCGACACGCCTACCCTCTAATAACGCTCGGTTATACTTAGCGAGTGCATCCATGTACTCGCCCTCTACCGCCCGCTTGAAAACCCTGTCGGTCTTGAGTTCGGGAAAGTCCCTCTCTACCGTAACCTCTCTAATGCGAAGTTCTACCTTGTCCTCTGGCGACATGAGTAAATTCAGGTCGCGCTGTGAGACTGGTATGCTTGGCTCTTCAGGAGCCTGCTGTGCATTGAGCCGTGCTTTAAGTTCCTCGTTCTCTTTCCTCAAAGCCCGCCAGTTTTTCTCCTGCAGTGCTTCAGATGCATCACCCTCTTCGGCTTCAGCTTCAGTAGAATTATCTCCTTCGGCTTCGACCTCCGGCTGATTTTCTTCCACAGTCGGTGAATCCTGTGCGGCAGTATCTTCTGCCTTAGTTTGTTCAACCTCTTCCATAAAATACACCCCCTTTACAACTGGTTTCGTAGTGACACGCCAGCTTACTTGCTGGTCGGTAGGTCTGCCCACCGATCAATAAACAAGCTGTCCGTTCTGGTACAAATGCCCGTCATGGACATTGTCTTCAGCACTTAAAAACAAGCCAAAACCACACTTACACTTGGCTTCTCTTGCGCCCTCTACTTTTTCAAAGTAATGCTTGTGCTCTTCTGGCTGTACAACCTTGTGCAGATTTCGCTCCGAGTCGCTCCAATACTCGTGGCTACTTTCTGGTAGATCGCTTAGCCTTTTTTCCGACTGGTTTGCTTCCATATTTTTCAACCCATTCCTTTGCCAAACTTGGCTTGTTTGCAAACATCCATCTCATCTGCTTCTTACTTTTGAATGGCATAATTACTTTTTCACTTTCTTTACAACCTTTTTAGGCTCTTCCTTTTTAACAGCCTTCTTTGGTTCTTCTACAACTTCCCCCACAGACTCTTCCACCAACGCCTCCATAACCATTACAGGCTCCTTTAAAAGCCTCACAGCTTCCCACACCGACTTAACCGCCGGCAACATGTGGTCGTTGTATGGATGTGTGCCTTCAAAATAATGCGCGTAGGCTTCCGCACCCGCGCTATAAAGTGTTGCGGTATCCACATCGCCTCTGGCGTTGTAGGCAGAAACAATCCACCCAACCTGACCCTTGTTTTCTATTACATCTTTGACTATTTTTTCTAGTTCCATTTTTATCGCCTCCTTAAATACTTAGACGCCTTAGGCATCTTAATTTTTATCATCTTCGGCGCCTTCACCTTAAAAGACTTCAGTTTGAAAGCCTTCGGTTTCGGTATCTTCAGCTTTGGTAGTACTTTTCTTGCCACCGACAATTCCTTTCCAAAATTCTTTAAATTTATCTTTATCAACCTCGCCCCGTTGCTTTTTGCGCAGATACTCTGCTTGAGAAATAAGCGAGTCCATGTCCTCCACAATCTGCTTAGACACATCGGCAGAATGAAATGCGTTAAGCTCTGCCCACTCCCACTCCTCTTTTTTCAAACCTCTGGGGTCAACCCAAGTATGGGACGCTCTGTGCGCCAACCATTCCTTGAGGATTTGCCATCCCGCCTGCTGTTTGAGGTCCGCCAGCGCCTCCCCCTTGAGGCATAGCTCCAGCTCCTCCTTGGTCAGTTGGTATTCCATTCATACCCCCTTCCTGTAAATTTTGTGGAGTTAAAACATCAAAGTATTTTTCAGCACCCTTTTTGCCACTGGCTTCAAACACATCAAGCAGTAACTCGGAGATGTTAATCTTCTTGCCCTCCTGTGCCAGTAGCTGTTGAGTGGCGGGGTTTATCGCCATACCAAACATTTGTGTCAGAATCTTAGCATCGTCTAGGTCGGAGTTAGCCCGCATGGGCTGAACATCGGCGACATAATCATAGCTTCCCACCATATCCTCTGGAGTCATGTACAAAGTACCAATCTCGCCGGATTCATCTAAATCAAACTTAGGAAATACCTGACCGCCATAAGCAACAGGATAAGCCGGCGTCATAGGAACCTCGCCCTCGCCACCTGCGCTTATGGACTCGATAGCACCTTCCATTTCAAAGTCGGAAGTATCGGGAACCATCTCGGACAGTTTCTTAAAATCATTCATACTGTCCCTACCGATAACACGGACAAGCATAGCTTCCTTTTCAGGATCAGCGAAAATAAACTGCTTGTTCATTAAATGCCAAAACATCATCTGCTCTTTAATAGCTTCCGATAAAAAGATTTGGTTGAAGTTGTCCCGCACAGAACGGGTGCTTGATGTTTCTTGAATCTCCGTTGCCGTCTTTTCAGAACCAAAAGGTTTAAGCGATGAATAGGCGGCGGAAGCCTCACCCATAGCCTCTTTAAACATTTGAGTCAAAACCGTGTAAACATTTACAAATTGATTTGTGGCAACAGCAGAATGTTCCATCGGGACTACCGACTGCCCCGGTCTATTCATCAACCACTTCTTACCCGGACCCCATTCAAGCGTATGCATCTGCACCTCTGTTGGCGCTACATGCAAAATCCGGTACAAGTCCATGTTGATTGAGTCAACAAACTGACTAGACAGGGCGTTCATAGCCTTCTGCACCTTTTCCACAGGCTCAATCTCGCTCATGCCGTAGATGTCGTCATCAATCGGAATGTACTTAAGAGTAATTACTGGAATCTGCCCATGCTTATAGGGATTGGCGTCATCTCTTAAAATAACACCATGCTTGGGTGCAAAAACGATAATCCTATCATCGCGGTACTCTGTAATTACCTCGATAATCTTAAAATCAGGATCTTCGTCGGTTCCTAGATAGTCGGACAGCCCCTGCAACGATCTAAACTTGGGATTGTAGTTGCTTTGTCTCTGATCCCCACCCCGTGTGTTTTTGGTTAGGATAGAATCCCTTAACTGCTTGATGTTTTTGTACTTGGGCTTTTCACCGCAGACATCGTTGACATTTTCCAATTCCCTGATGGTTAGGTACTCCCTGTATTGAAACCAATTCTTGACGCTAGAATAGGCAGGATTTGGCAGGACATCCCGGTTGTTCAAAACCTTCATAGTGGGACCATCGAACCTAACCCCGCCATCGCTACCCACTTCGTATCGCCATTTGGCGATGGCGAAGGAGGCACCGTAGATTCTAGCGTTCAAGTCCATCTTTGCCCACTTGGCTGTCATGGGTTCGTGTTCTATCCGTGTTACATCATCCCACTGAAAGTTAAGCAACTCGTTGTTGATTTTAGCCTTCATCACATCGCCACCTTCTCTGGGGATTAGTCTGCCTCTTGGCTTACCACCGTTAAGCCGTGCCATTTTTTCAAATAAAGCTGTGAATGTTTGTGGCACAAAAACTTGGGATGAGTATGGCCAGCCGGATTCGTTAATATATGACCAAAAAAGCTCAACCTTTCTATCCCACGATGTGTATCTATTTTCTGTATCTTCAAGGGCAATTTTGTAATGCTGGTTTACAACATTAAAAGTGTCTTGTTCTTTGCGAGTTCCTTTTGCTTCTATCATATTTGTATGGAAAAACAAAAAGCGGAACGACAGACTCCATATTGCTATGAAATATGCCGTCCCGCCTTGGTTTCTCCAATAACGAAACTATGTATCTTGCTTTTACCACCTTATCTTATAACTGTCAACAGCTTTAGTGCCTTTTTTATGTAATAGTGAGCCAACTCCCCATCCCCTCGGTAGAGTGCGTTGTCGGCTTTTATTAAGAGTTCTTTTAATTCTTTCATAAAAACTAAATAGGGCGTACAGAAACTAATTACAGACTATCTTGCGGGTAGTAAATCCCGCCACTCTTCATCGGTCAAATGGAAACGCTTGATTATCTCTATACAATCATTCCTAGTTTCCATTATTTTGTTACCAGCCAAGTCTTTCGCTATCTCGGCTTTCTCGGTCGGTAACGATAACTCAATTATGTTGTAAATCTCACGGAAGGTAGGGTCAAACCTCTCGTAGACTTTTCTAGCCATATTTTCACACCACGGTTTGTGCCACGGCACGAGTGGGTGGTTTTCGTCTACTGGCTGATTCTCGTATGTAGCCAAATACTCGTTGATGTCATGACTCACACCACAAATCCAGCACGACTCCCGCTGTAAATCATTTGTTGACTGCGGTAAGCCCGTATTTAACTTTGTACTACTCATGCTTAATTGTTCTTTACTCATACTAAACCTTTCTTTACTATACGCCCTATTTAATTTTCAAGGTTCATACCATAGGCACGGGAGTGCCGTCTATTCTGGTTTGTGCTATCTTGCAGTACTCTGGGTCTAGTTCTATGCCTATAAACTCCCTGCCCAGCTTCTTGCAAGCCACACCCGTTGTGCCACTACCCATGAACGGATCTAATACTACTCCCCCAACATCAGTGTTAACTTTCACAAACTTCTCTAATAAAACAACAGGCTTTTCTGTGGGATGTATGGTTTCCCCATAGGCTGATTTGTTTGGGGTTATCATATAATTAAACATATCTTTTTGATTTAGAAAGTTTTTTAATTTACAATCTCCCTTACTTCCAACCCATATAAACTCACTAGCAGACAGCCAATTTACTTTTCTGAAGGATGGGACGGGGTTGGATTTCAACCATGTAAACACAGTCCTCGACCTAATGCCGTATTTCTTACCAAGAAATAAATCGAAGTATCCGATTTTTTGTTTATCAAAAAAAACATAGAACCAACCTTTGGGTTTCAAAATGCGTACGCACTCGCTGAACCAACCTTCTGTAAACTTGAAAAAATCTTCCTCATCCTTGAATATGTCCCATTTTCCAAAATCTAATCTAATGTCCATGTTTCTGTTCCAAGATTTAGATGATAAAGACTTTCTGCTTATAGACTTATTTGCTTGCGAGATCATGTACGGCGGGTCGGTTACAATAGCGTCAACACTCTCGCTTTCTAGTTTCTTTAGTTCAATTAAACAATCGCCGTTTATTATCATAGTAGAAAAAGGAGACCGCCCCGTATGCCCATATTAGCACACAAGATTGTCTCCTTTACTTAACAGGTTTCCACCTCCCGCCAGTCCGTTCCAGCCTAGCCTTGACGGCTGTAACCGACTTCGCTTGCGTATCTGCTATGTGTTTATGCGCCTTGTAATGGCACTCCAGACATAGCAGTTGAAAGTTGGCGTCATCATCGCTTCCGCCCAGTGATACAGGCAGTTTGTGATGACCCTCGACAAGGTATCCATCTTGCCAACGTTTACCGCATACCTCACAAGTCCAATGCCTCAGCGCGCCCAACCTCTTGGTCGTCTGCCTCGGAAATGGCATCGCATACCTCCGTCATCTCGTAGTGGTCGAGATACCAACCCCGCTTCGCCCACGAATCGCAGATTGAGCGAACCAGAAACTGGATGGTCGCCCAGTCTTGGTTAGGAAAGCGCGACACAACATCTCGCCGGTCAGTACCCCTAGTGAAAGTACCTACCCATGTAGCGTTCATTTCTCACCTCACTGGTACACATTGGTCAGTTGTCCACCGCAAAACGGGCATTTCGTGTGGTACTTCTCGCAAATCCGATGGCACACAGAACACAGCTTGTAGACGATTTTCATGGTGTCCTCCTTTAAGTTGTCAATGGGGTTATTATACCCCCAAACTACTCACTCAAGTCCAAATTAAGTAGCTTGCTATCCGTCCCCTCGCACCTAACCGCCCTGTGTTCTTTTATCTCAATCGTAACCTTCCCATACCCCGACCCACTATCAACCCGCCACAGCTGTTCGATAATCGCTGGCAGTATCTCTGCGTTTATCTTGTGCTGTAAAAGGTAAGACTTAATCCGCCACAAACTAGGATCAAGCGTAGCCAAACTCTGCATGAACAGCTGATTATTGCTGTCCTCCAAGTCAATGTCAGTCGTAACAGAAACTAAAGAGTTGAAGGTTCTACGACTCATTTCCACATATCCTTCCATTTGTTTTTAAATTGATAAATATCCTGATTTGCTATCGGTAGCATTTTATTACCAACCTGCTGGTGTAGCTGTAAAGCAATAGCAAGCGACATGACTAAATCATCATGCGCACCTTTTTCAGCCTGTGCCTTCCATGCGCTCGTAGTCTGCACCACCACAAAAGAAAACATCTCGTCGATAGTTTCCTGATCGTAGATTCTAATCACCTGCTTATCTATTGCCTCCTTCAAGTCCTGCAACATAGCTGGTCTGCTGGCTGATGTGGTGTCCCAGCCAAACCTGACAGCTTCAGGCGCGTCTTCTCTACCTAGTGTTGGCATCCTAAATATCTCAAACTTGCCACCACGATTCATACTGGCTAACCTATCCATCTCAAACACCCCGCCATTTTGTCGTTCATAAGCTATAGTTGGTGTAATGCCCGTCATGTCGTAAATAGCCTCAAGGCTTCTACCCACCGTGTTGGTAAACTCACTTGTTGTTATCTTGGAGTGGTAAACAATCGGCACATCCAGCTTTGTCTTGCTAAAGAATTGTCCAGCCGTGTAGTCCATACCACCGGAGGCAGTATCCACACCTACAACAATATGTTCGCCCCGTGATAGTTCCCTAAAAATCTTATACATAAGCAGTTACCCTTTCAGGTGGTTTAGTAATGCCCGCATACGCCCGTAATGCTTCAGAATCAAAATACATAGAACCACTTGACAGAAATGCTTCCATCGGACTATCGGGATATTCTTGTGGAAACATCCGCCCCAACTCCTTCCTCTTATTCGCTAAAAACTCCTCGGAGTAAAAATCACTTGCCTTAAAAAATAGCGGGTTAAAGTTAGTTTCCTTTTTCTCGCACCTATCCCAAAAGTCCTTAAAATAATTAAACCCGTTGGCGGTGGTTTCAATAACCACCCGACCCTCCGGTACTACTGCCTGCATAACGCCTGCAAACAATCTTTCCGGATCAGGATAGAAAGCAAACTCCGACAAGTGCAGGTTTGTTATAGTCTTAGACCGCCC